GATGCCGGCACAATTCCGATCTTTTTTAATCACGACAGCTTGTCCGTTCCCCTCGGTAAATATACAAAGATCGAACAGAATGCCCGCGGTTTGAAAGTCGAAGGCCAGCTCATTCTTGACATTCCGAAAGCGCAAGATATTTATGCCGCTATGAAGGCCGGAGTTGTATCCGGCATGTCGGTCGGTTTTACTTTGGATGAAGGCGGATACGAGAAAAAGGAAGAGGGCGGCATCTTGATTAAAGAAGTCAAGGCACTTCGGGAGATTTCTATTTGTACGTTTCCGTGTGAGACAAAAGCTCGAATCGTCTCTGTGAAATCAGAGCGCGTAGAGAGCATGAAAACTATTCGAGACGCAGAGACTGTCTTGAGAGACTCAGGATTCTCAAAGTCTCAATCTTTGGGCTTTTTATCAAGGCTCAAAGTCATTATTGCTGAAGAACTTCGGAGGGAGTCCGATTTGAAGGCGAAAGCAGAAAGCGCAGACGCGTTAAAGCGTCTCAATTCTTTAATCTAACAAAGGATAGAAAATGTCTGAAGATATCACTAAAGTCGTCGACTCCATTGTTGAAAAAGTTGACGCAACCAAGACAGCTGCCGCTGAAACTAAAGAAAAGGTCGAGGCGATTAACAAGTCGGTCGCAGACCTTTCCGAAAAGCAAAAGCTCATGGATGCTCAGATTCTTGAGCTTCAGCAGAAAGGCGTTAAGTTCGATACAGAAACAGCAGCTGACTCCGTCGGAGATCAGTTTGTGAAGTCCGAGAGTTTTAAAGCCTTGGCTTCTCGCCAGAGCCGCAGTGCAGCAGTGGAAATTCAAAAAGCTGAAGGCGATACGCCGCCTAAAACACAGTCGGCTGACCCAATCAAAGTTAGCGGTCTCCTCGCTCCTTACCGCGTGGCAGGAATTCAATCTGAACCGGATCAAACGCTCACTATTGAGAGCCTGATCCCGCATCTGCAAACCACGAATGACTCTATCCAGTATCTGAAAGAGAAAGCCTTTACGAACGGAGCCGGATTTATCAAGGAAGCTGAGCTCAAACCGAACTCCACTGTCTCTTTTGAACTGAAGCAGGCGGCAATTCAGACAATCGCTCACTGGACGAAGGTCACGCGTCAGCTTATCGATGACGCGCCGGCCCTTGCGGCATTTATCAATGCCCGTATGGTTTACGGCGTCAATCTCGTGGTTGATTCTCAGCTGATTAAAGGTGACGGCACCGGTGCAAACTTGAGCGGCCTTCTCAACACGGGAAACTATACCGCGCAGGATTTCACACTGGCTGACCTCGGAGGCAATCCGACACTCTTGGATCTGCTGCGTCTGTCTATCGCAAAGGTAAACGCTGCAAACTATCACGCCAATGCTATCTTGCTCAACCCGATGGATTGGGCCAAGCTTCAGGGTGTCAAGGGAACCAATGCCCAATACCTCTACGGAGTGCCGAGTGTCTCCTTTGACACAATGAATGCTTGGGGCGTTCGCGTGATTACTTCTGCCAGCATGCCCGAGGGCAAGTATCTCGCAGGCGACTTCACACAGGCTGCCACGATTTACGACCGCATGAGCACTGTGATCGATATCGCTTCTCAGAACGAAGATGATTTCGTGAAGAACTTATACACCATCCGCGCAGAGCGCCGCTTAACCCTTGTTGTTGAGCATCCGGCCGCACTTGTCGGAGGTAATTTGGCTGTTCCTGCGGCGGCTTAATGGAGAAAGGGCGGGCAACCGCCCTTTAATAGCTTTATGAAAATCAAGATTCTTAAAACCATTCTTCTGACAACCGGAGTTTTCAAGTCCGGAGAGGTTGTGAATTTAAGCGACAGCGCCGCACTTGAACTAGTTAATGCCGGTTATGCGACATTGAAATTGGAAGAACGCAAACAATCGCCTAAAGAGTCGAAGGTTCAGGAAAAGACACAAGCCGCCGAGACAGAAGAACCAAAAGCACAGGCGGCCGAGACAGAAAAACCAAAAGCGCAGGAAACAGAGGTAAAGCATGTCAGTAAAGCCGGTAATACTCCTCAGCGAGCTAAAGCAGCACCTAAGAGTTGATCATGATGCGGATGATGTCTTAATTGAATCCTATGCTCTGGCCGCGGTTGAATATGCTGAACAGGTTTGTGATCGTGAGATCGTTAAACGAGAAGATCCGAGAGCCGTTTGCGAGACGATAGAAGAGGTTCCCGCCAGCATCAAGACCTGGGTCAAGCTCTATGTCACGGATTTGTACGAGCGTCGGTCTCTCACTGAGGGCGGAGAGTTTAAGACCCGCAATTACGACCACTTGCTGGATGCTTGGATTATTTACGACCGGATAAAAGATCATGCAGATTCCTAACGTCGGAGATTTGAATCGGCCATGCTCAATTTACTCAGCCAAACTTCTCCCTAACGGCAAAGCAGAACAGGCCGCAGAGAGGACTCCTTTGTGGGAGTGCTGGTGCAAGGTTGAAGTAATCGGAGGCTCGGTGTACTGGGACAATGTCCAAACCGAGGAAGCGGTGACGCACCGCATTTTTGTACGCTCTGTAAAAGGCAAAACTCGTCCTCAAGATCTACCGAGGTTAATCGAAATCGAGTGCGACGGCCTTTGGTACAGAGCAAAACGAATCACCGACTGTAATTCTGCAGGTCGGTTTACCCTATTTGAATGCGAGGTGCTGCATGTCTCTTGAACCTTTAAAGATTCAAGCAAAGTTTGCTCCTCCTATGGTGTTTTCGGACTTTGATAAGAAGCAGCTGCGCAAGGGGTTTACAAGGATCGGCAAGGAAGTCTCTAAGATTGCTAAGAAACTGGCGGGCACTCCGGGTGTCTCTAAACCGGGACAATATCCGGGAAAGCAGTCGGGGATACTTCAAAAATCCTTAACGTACAAAGTTTCTCGGTCAGGCTTCTCAGTAGGTATTAAACCTTACGTTAAAGGGGCTGTTAAGAAGACGAAAGTCGCCGACGTAATAGCAAAGCGGGGTTTTTATCCTGCTTTTGTTATTTACGGGCACGCGGCTCCCAAGAAATCAAAGAGAGATAAGAAGCATGCCCGGCAGTCTCCTGCAGGCAAAGTTGCCAAGCCTAGGGCCAATCCTGCCGTTGAAGCGGCAAAGTCTTACGGGCAGAGCCGCTTTCAAGCCGAAGTCAGCAAGATTCTGGAGAGTGCCTTTAAACCCGGACCGATAAGGAGCCTGTTGAAGTGAAGCTAAAACCCATTATTGAAGAGCTAAGAAATTACTGCCCGTCTTTTGAACAAAGAGTCTACGGAATCGGTACGTTCTCTCAGCTGAGTGAATCGATTTCCACGGAGGCTCTGCCGGCAGCGTTTGTGCTGCCGATGTCGGAAGAA